AGCACGTCTACGTGATCGTATTGTTAACCAAGGCATGCAGGTCATTGTGGAAGCTGAAGTGCAAGGTGGTCGTGCCAAAGGCATTGAACATCTTGAAGACTATGTGTTCCGCAACGGCAGTGCTGGCATTAAAAAAGCCATGGACATTGTGAAACACACAGCCGCTGATACTGGTGCCACAACCACAGTCAAGTGGGACGGCAAGCCTGCACTGATATTTGGTCGTGACGACAACGGAACATTTATATTAACAGATGTGTCAGGATTTACGGCCAAAGGTTACAACGGCTTGTTTACAAGTCCTCGACAAGTGACACAACACTTGGCTGCCAGAGATGCTGATGCAGCCGCATTGGGTAAACCAGCTACTCGTGTTAGAGATCTTGCGCCGATTTATAATAAACTATGGAACATGTTGGATAGTGCTGTGCCACCAAACTACAGAGGATTTGTTCAAGGCGACCTGTTGTATATGACAACTCCGCCATTGCAAGCCGGCAACTATGTGTTTACGCCCAACACAATTGAATACAAAATTCCCGCCCGCAGTGATATAGGCAAACGTATTGGTGCCAGCGAAGTTGGTATTGCTATGCACACCCGATATGCCGAACCCGGTGCCGCAAAAGAACCCATTGGCACGGTTCCGTTCAAACGGGTTGAGGGATTGTTGTTGTTAGAACCAGTGTATGCCAAGGAAAATGTAAAACCAAACCGGGAAATGATACAGCAGCTTAGAACAGTTTATACCGGTCAAGGAGCTGCCATTGATCAACTGTTCGACCCGGCTGAACTCCGTGCGCTACAAATTACCGATCTGCCCAAGTTGTGTATAGATTATATCAACAGTCGTGTAGGTACCGGATTTGACAATATGTTGGCTGATTTTGGGCCTTGGTTGCAACAGCGTGTCACACCCAAAAAGTTCAAGAACATTGTTGAATACCTACAAAGCCCACGTAGCAATTTAGAAGGTATGGCCGCGGCATTCACTGCTTGGGGTCTGCTACACGATGTCAAAATGGATGTGCTACAGCAGTTGGATCTACAGCATCCAGGACAAGAAGGCTGGGTAATGGCCACTCCAGCTGGTATGGCCAAGGCTGTGAATCGTCTCGCTGGCGGATTTACCGCGGCAAATCGTCAAATAAACAATCCAGAATTGTCCGCTAACTCCTGATTTTAGCCAAAAGGTATAAATAAAAGTAGGCCCACAGTGGCCATATACTAAGGAGATTTAAAAATGGCTTATATTACTAAAGTTTCTGGTGGTTCACAACCAGTATTTGCAACAGACGTTCTCAACGGCCCAGTTGCTCAAGACGCTAACATTGCAGCTCAAGGTCCTGTTAACTTTGCTGGTCCTAAGTTAGACTTTTTCAGTGTTGTTGCTAACGCTAGTCTTGCTGCTCAAGGTGGTGTAAATGGCTACGTTGCCAACGTTATCCAAGCAGTTCAACAAACAGCTACAGTAGCAATTGTTCAAGTTGGTCCAACAACCGGTCAAATCAACTTTGCCGTGTTCCCAACAGGTGCATACACTACAGCTACATTTGTTGCCGCTTGCCAAACAGCTAATGCTGCTATTGGTATCCCAACAGGCAACGTTTCCAACGTTGCAACATTCACAAGTTTAGTTTCCTAATAGATTCTAATTTGTAACCACACTAAACCTGCTTCGGCAGGTTTTTTATTGACTATTTTTTGCTGACATAAATATTCTTGTAGCAACAGCTACAGCTCGTGTTTAACACACATACACACAAAGGAGAAAAATATGAGCAAAACACCTTACGAGATTCGTCTCGAACTTCTCAAAATGGCCAACGAAATCCTCGTGACGCCTATTTTCCAATCACGCCAAGCATTAACTGACGAGTATCACTCCAAGTTAACCGATGCCAACCGTGGTACGCTACCCTTCCCAACTTTACCGGATTTTCCGTCTAGCACAGACATTGTGAGCAAGGCTGAAGAACTGAAGAAGTTTGTAGACCAAGCGTAAACCTAAAGCCCCGAAAGGGGCTTTTTTGTTGACTTTAATATAGCTCTTGTGCGAATGACTTAAATACTACATTATGATGGTCAGCAAAATTACCGAGCTTACAGTGTTTGAAAGTCCTGATGGTGGACGCACAGTCTATGCTCGCCGCCCAGGTGAATCCAAGCGAGAACTACACTGGCAAGACCCCAAGCTACAACAAGAACTCAAAGATCTAGAAAGATCAAAACGCTGGGTTGAAATTTTTCAAGCACGTAGAGACGATACTGAACTTGATCGCTTGTGCGAGCAAGTGGAAATACTTTATGAACTAAGCAGGAAACCGGAATGAAATTTGCTTGTCAAACTTTATTCGACATCACTGCTACAGGCGTGACTGGTCATTGCAAACAAAGCCGAATGCCGTTTCGTGACCGTGCAGGGCAATTGATACACGATGCAGAATCATGGAATCGCAGTCGTAACCAACAGCGTAACTGGGAAACAATTACACAAATATTGAGTCTACGAACTCAGTTGTTTGGTCTGTCTGATCCTATACCAGATCAAACCGGCACACGTTGGATGTTTGAATTTGAAACAGAATCGCAAGGTATTTACGGCCCTGATTCAGACCCAGTATTGATTCTACGAGCCGATGCCGAAGGCGTACCTATGTTGCGAGAACTTGACAATGATCCAGATATTGAGACAGTATTGATCACCGATGGTGCCAAACAGAATATTTGGTTCGCACCTCTTTCCATAAATACATGATGGAGATTAAAAATGGTCGAGCCCACTGACATTGAAAAGAAAAGCCTTGAAGCACACGTAGAACTGTGTGCTGAACGCTACAACGCCTTAGAAGACAAAATGACTGCTATGAGCGTAAACATTGCACATCTTATGGACATGGTAGCCGAAGTCAAAAGCAGTGTCAGTAAAATGAGTGAAAAAAACACTGATAGGTTGATTGGGTGGGGAGTTGGCATTATTGGATTTTTATCTGCATCGACCATTTATCTCATATCACACTACGTTTTAAAATGAAACCGGACCACGATTTTGAACGCATGTTCCGCCAAGAATTTAAAAATGTTGCACCCAATTTGATCTGGCAGAGCGAAGACGGATACGAAGTTTTTGGACACTATAAAATACAGCCCACGTCACCTGGATATCGAGTCATTTGTGGCATCACAGAAGTAGGAACATTTAGTAGCACACGCACAGCACTCAGCTGGTGTATTGCCGATAAAAATCGTGGCTATAACACAGCCCGTGAAATACTGAGAACTGATAACAAATTAACAGCACTCAAAAACGATATTCATACCCGAGCCGCAATCGGCGATCGTAGCCGCGACCCAAGTTTTAAAGAAACCATTTTGACCAAGCTGGAAAGCAAAATTATACAAAAGAAACTGCTGGAAAATCAGTTAACCAAATATGTAAACTGGGCTAAATATATTCAACAACGAGGATTTCATAATGAAACTGCAAGAACTGGCCGTAGCCAATCCAATACAACAAGCCGCTAAGGTTTTTGAAAGCTATTTCGGCGACCGTGTTGATTTTAACACCGTATCAAAAGGCCAAGCACGAAACATGCTCAAACGTGTTCGTAACTTAATCGCCGAACATCGCAGAACCACTGCTTTCTACAGTAGCGAACGCAATCCTGCATATTTAAAATTGGTCATGATGGAACAGGCCTTGGCTGCAGCTGCTACTGCCCCGGGTGCCGCGCCTACCGCCACTGCTAACCCTCAAGCACAAGCCGGCATGCAAGCCGCACAGATTCAACAAAAGAAAAAACAAATACAAGACGCTATCAAAGCCAAGCAAGGTGAAATTGCTCAATTGCAAAAACAAATGAATGATCCAACTATGATGGCCATGGCCGAAGGTCGTCGTGCTCGTCGCCTGCGTGAAGCTTCTGAAATTCAACAGGCTCAGGTGGTATTGGCCAGTCAGGACATGGTAGATCAAGTTCAAAAGATGAGTGAACAAGTCAGTGCCATGCAGTTCAAAGACTTACCAGCATTAGTTGATCAAATCAGAAATGAAGTCGGTATCGAACAATCTACACAGTATAACGCCGATGCCAGTGCTGCATTGAGTGGACTGTTACAAAATCTACAAGGCGCCAAGCAACAACTAGAAGCCGCACTTGGTGTGGTCACTGGTCAAGCTCCGCAAGTGCCCGGCGCTGATATGGCGGCCGCACCTGACATGGGCGGTGAACCACTTCCGCCAGCTGGCGAAGAAGATCTAGCAGCCGCTGATGATCTAGATGCTGCAGCTGATTTAGATGCAGCCGCTGCTGATGCAGGCCTAGGACGTGAACGCAGATAATGTTAATACGCGAAGTTGCAGATCCTAACACACAAAAACTGGCTGCATTAAGCCAGTTTTTGCTTGGCCGTAGCGAAGACGAAGCCGCATCCAAACAGATCAGTCAACAGGCCTTTATCGATGCAGCCAAAAGTCTAGGCGTAAATGTTACCGCAGACAATCTTGGTGACTTGATCAGCCGAGAACCATTGAGCAATATCTTAGAACCACTTGAGCCCAATTCAGGTGTGGTTCGATTCAAAGGCAATACCGAAGCCGAAACTGGCATGAGTGTAGACCAAGCCCGTGCTGTGGTAGACAGCAATGCCAAAGCGGCAATGAAACGTCGCCAGTAACTGAATCAATCGTAAATATCAAACATCATCTATTCATCAGATGGTGCATTACTCTATGAAAAAACACTTATTCTCAAAACTTGAGTTTTATATAACCAATGTCTGTAATCTGACCTGCGAAGGTTGCAATCGCTTCAATAACTATTCTTTTGCTGGTTGGCAACGCTGGTCGGACTACGAAGCTGATTATGAAAAATGGGCCGAATATATAGACATTGACAAGATAGTAATACTAGGCGGCGAGCCTTTATTAAACCCTGACATACTGGATTGGGTTTATGGTATAAATCGTATCTTTAAGAGAAATGTGCAGATACTGTCGAACGGTACACGACTAAACAATGTCAAAGGCCTTTACAAAGCCTTGCAGGTCAATGGCAACTGGATGGGTATCAGTTGGCATAATCCCAACACCATTGATGAATTTGAAGCAGAGGTTCACAAGTTCCTTCGAGGCACAATCACACGATTAGAAAAAGATGATCCACGCAACGAATTTGGTTCTCATATTACCTGGATAGATGAGAACCGAGTGGCCATTCCTTTGTGGATACAGTATGATTTTTATGACAGTGCAATTCAACGTGATGCCGCAGGCAAGTTTACACTACACAACAGTAGACCCCACGTGGCACACAACAGTTGTGGATTCCGTATACATAAAAATTATCACATGATCAAAGGCCGGTTGTATAAATGCGGGCCAGCGGCATTGTTTCCAGAATTCGATCAACAACACCGATTTAACATTTCGGATGCAGATCGAGAAATTTTAAATTCCTATCAACCGTTATCGCCATATGAATATTCCGAACGTGGTCAACAGTTCCTAGACACAATAGATGACCAATTGTCCATGTGTAAATTTTGCCCAGAAAGTTTAGAGTATAAAAATAGACTATTTGCGGTCAGTAAAAACCAAGCTAGAAAACAATACACCTTAGAACCGGTAGTATAATTCGTTCAAAAAGGTTGTAAATACAGCAGTTATATGTTATAATACAAAACAGGAGAAATAAATGGCATACTCAGACAAGGTAATTGATCACTATGAAAATCCACGCAACGTGGGCAGTTTTGCCAAAGACGAAGAAGGAATCGGTACCGGCATGGTCGGTGCTCCTGCCTGTGGCGACGTTATGAAACTGCAAATCAAAGTTCAAGATGGCATTATCACCGATGCAAAGTTCAAGACATATGGTTGCGGCAGCGCCATTGCTTCAAGTTCATTGGTAACTGAATGGGTCAAAGGCATGCACATTGACGAAGCCAGCAAACTTAAAAATTCAGAAATTGCAGAAGAACTTGCACTTCCGCCTGTAAAAATTCATTGTAGTATTCTTGCTGAAGATGCAATCAAGGCTGCAGTAGCAGATTATAAAAACAAGCATGATTTCAGTAACTGAAAAAGCCAGTAAAAAAATTCTATCCAACTTAACCAAACGTGGTCAAGGCATGGGTATACGGTTAGGAGTAAGAACCACTGGTTGCTCAGGGCTTGCTTATGTGTTAGAATATGTTGATGCAGTCAACGCCGAAGACATTGCAGTTGAGCAAAACGGCTTTGTTATTGTAGTTGATCCTAAAAGTTTGGCCTATTTGACCGGAGTTGAAATAGACTATGTGCGTCAAGGTCTCAACGAAGG